CCTGTTGTTCCTTTAGTACCTGTGGTTCCTTGAGTACCTGTGGTTCCTTGAGTACCTGTGGTTCCTTGCGCTCCTTGAAGTGCAGCAACTGAAATTGAAGTCCAACTTACACCAGCACCAGTAGAAACAAGAACCGATGTTGTAGTTCCTACATTTCCATAAAAATCTTTTAATGTACTATCTAATTCAAGTTCTCCACCAAAAGTAGAAATTCCAGTTATATTTAATGTCGTAAAAGTTGGACTATCAGAAAGAGTAATGTCTGCAGTATTTCCAGCAGAAACTGCAGTTATATTTGAACCAATAAAATTAAAACCATTAAATGCAGTTCCAATAGAAGAGTTTTCTTCCTTGACTTGTATGCCATCTATTTTTTCAACTATTAGAGTTTGAATTATATCTGTTAAATTTATTCCAGTTCCATAAAATGCAGTAGCACTTACAATACCAGTAGATGCTTGCATGGAAATACTATTTCCAACAGATACATCTCCAATAATATTTGTAGACCCATTTACAAATAGATTATATGATTGTGCATTTGTTGTACCTATGCCAACTTTACCAATAGTTTGTAAAACAGTATCATTTTCGGTATAAGTTCCAATACCAATTTTTAAATTTTGCAGGCGATTACTGAGATACTTAGACATTTTAATTAAGTGTTTCTAGAAGACTTGCAATAAACTTTAAGTCTGTTCCATTACTACCAGATAATACTAATTTATCTCCACTTTCTAATACCAATTTTCCTGCAAGAAGATTTGCAGTATCATTTGCACTGATTGGAAACTGTTTTAAAAGTTCAGTGTCTGTTGCACTTCTACGATGAACAAATGTTACATCTTGATTAGTTGCGCCAGTATTTGCAACCTGTGCTAAAAGAACAACACCCGTATATCCAACAGGGGATGTGTAAATTTCTGTCGATGATGTGCTGACGACTGCTGTAATAGTTTGAAATACATTAAGTGCGAGTGCCATTTTTCTAATCTCCTCCGAGTGCGAGTATGAATGGTGTCATCGTAGAGAACAAACTCTTGGAGTAGAATGTCCCCGAAATAGTTCCGGTTTGTTGATTAATTACAACACCATCACCAATACGAAAGTTTCCTGATTGATCAGTTGATGTGAATACAACTAATCCTCCATTACGAGCATCTGTTTCATTCTCTTGAATTGCAATACCACCTAAAACAGGAAGAGCTGCGTCTATATTTGTTCCAGAACCAATATATTCAAGAGAATGTCCTGATGCCAAAATACGACTTTGTTTAAAAAATGGAACAGTTGATCCAACACCAACCGCATAAGGAACATTATCATTCAAAGTAATCGTACATATTCCAGAAGAAATTGGAGTTGAACTTAAAATAGAATAATATGTAGGTGATAAGTTTGCAGTTCCAGTTGCAGTATTAATTCCAGAAGATGGTGATGAAAAAGTAACAGTTGGTGCTGATGTATATCCTCTTCCATTTGATATCATTTCAACTTTAGTTACAGATCCCCCCGTAACTTCCCCAACTGCAGTTGCTGGAACTCCCCAAGGTTCACTTGGAGCACTAAAAGTAACATCTACATTTTGAGTATAACCAGTTCCACCAGAACCTACAGTAACTCCACCAATTGTGAAATATAATTCATCAGGATAAATAACTTGACCATCAAAAGGTCTTACAACATTTATTTTAACAGTTCCACCAGAAACATAAGTATGTGGAAGAGTTGATGCGCCAACATATACACTAAAACTATTGGCAGCACCTACGGATTGAACTTCAAATATACTACCATAGTTTCCTGAAGGATATGTTACAATTCCAGGTCCAGATGGGCAGGTAAACCCAAGACCTGCAATTGTTAATCCCATTCCAACATTAAAGTTATGATTTGCATCGACTGTAATTGTTGTAAGTCCTGTATTGTTATCAAAAACAGCAGCAATAACATTTAAAGTTGGAACATTTAAATCTACTATAAGTAAATCTGAATTTTCAATAGAAGTAGATGTAACAATTCCAGTATATTTAAGTGGTCCAACTCCATCAGCAATCAAACCAAAAGTGCCAAAAGAAGAGTTAGAGTTTGTTAAATCACATGCAGCCCCACTACCCGCAAAGATAGCAATTTCATTACAAATAGTAAAAATTGAAACTAACTGTGCATATCCTTCATTTGTGACTGAAACTCCAATACCACCTTGATTATACTGAGTATAAGAGTCAACCACCATTGATTTTGTTGGTCCAATAGCATCTAACCCATTAATCTTCATTCCAATACTGTTGGGAATAAAGTTTGTGCAATTCTGAACATATGGAGATGCATTAAAATATCCAACTTCCTCTGGATTAAATGCAAAGATTGCCTTATCAGAATTTAATGTTCCGGTAAAAGACATCTCTGCAATATAATCAGCATTTGCAACATAAAACAAATCCTGATCTGCATTTTGTGGTGATACTGATACTTCTCTTAAACTATCACCAATGATTGAAACTTGTTCTGGAACAATTAATGGATTGTTTTCTACATAAGATCCAGCAGAAACTTTAATAACTGTTCCTGTTGTTGATTCTGTGAGTGCTGCTCCAATGGTTGCTTTGGCATCTCCAAGTTTTCTTCCTGTATTAGTATCGTTTCCATCTTTTGTGACATAAAGAATATTTGTAACTGTTGCTCCTGCACTCACTCTAGTGATATCAGTTCCTATACCACTTCTTTCTCTTCTTACATATATTTCTGCATCGTTGGTATTGAGACCAAGTTCCCCCAAAGGTAAGTCATTTACCGTCGGTTTCTTCCCAGGAACAGAAGATCTTTTAAGTTTTATTATAGATGCTGCCATATGGCGTAATCTCGCAGGTATTTACCAGATCAACGATTATATAACCGTCTTGAGTTATTTATATAAATCGGATTATTAATTTTTTGAACAAATAATTACATCAATATATTGTACAGAAAAGTCTAAAGCAGTTCCAGAAAATGGGTGACTATGCCCAAGACCTCCTCCTGTTGCTCCTGATGTAGCAGTAGATGTTCCGTTCCAACATTGACTTCCTCCATTTGGTTCTCTGATCCTAAGACTAGTATATCTAGTATAAGTATGTGTGTGAGAAGGTATTTGCGTAGTGTTTAATGTAGTACTTCCTACAGTTGCACTAAGAGGTCTTGAAGCAAAAACACTTGTAAATGCAGTAGAACCCCCTGGAGTTGCAGTACCAGTTACAACTCTTAATGCTTTATTGTTATGAGTTACATCTTTAGTCCAACTTGTTGGTGCTGCTGTTTGTTGCCACACTACTTTTGTCGCAGCAGGAATAAAAGATGGAATAGAATTACATCCAGTCAAACTAGTTGAACCTAAAACTGCCATGATAAATATTCAAACTAAATTTATTTATATAAAACACATTACAATTTATACCAAATTGGAAGGGTAAATCTAATTCCTTCAGTTACTCTAGAAACCCCATGTCTACGAAAATTACCATCAAAACAAAGAGTTCTTCCCAGTTTAGGAGTTATTTTCATATCATCAACAAAAAATGTTTCGCCACCAACATAATCTTGATTTAAATAAGTTATAGATGTAAAAACTGTTTTATCTGATGCAGTATCATAATGTGGAAGTTGATATGATTCAACTGGCCATTTAACAATTTGACACCAATCAACTTTTATTTTGGGATCTAAACATTCATTTATTGATTTTTCAATTTTTTCCACAATTTGATTAAAAAATATCAATGATAGATCAATATTTAAAGGGAATGTTGAAAACCATTCACCACTTGGACTAATAGTAGTGTAATAATTAATTAATTTTTCACAGTTTTCTTTTGATAAAACATCGTCAATTATAATTATTTTATTATTTAAATTGCTATAAGAATTTTTTATCATATACGTTTACTCATAAGTATCAAAAATGATATTTTTAATATTTAACAATTATTTTGAAAACTAAAATTGAATGATATGCAGATCCTATCATTTTTTGTCAGGTTTGGAGTTACATAATGAAGAAGGTGTGATGGAAAAACATATAGTTTTCCCTGTACTATTGGACACACATAATAATTTTGCATATATTCATAAACTGTATTATCATATATAACGTTATGATTAGATCCATCTGTTCTTACAAAAGTTAATTCTCCCTGATCTTTTGATTCTATTTTTGGATAATATACAGCAACCCATTCACATTTGGGATGACAATGAATAACATTATATGAAAATTCTTGATTTATATTTACCCACCAACTACATCCATTATTAAGAAATTTTAAAGTATATCCATTCTTTGTCATTGCAGAATTAACAAATTCTAAACATTTTAATTCCAAATTATTAAATTCTGAAAATTGTTTATAAATTAAATTAGAATTTGAAGAATATCGATCACTTTGCCAACCATTTCTATTTGATCTAGGTTTCCCAATTGGTTCAATGGTTTTTAATTTGTAACATTCTGACACAATTTTATCATTGTCTACATTTATATTTCCAAAAAAAATTGTATTGGGAAATATATTCAATGCAGTTATATCAGAATTTTTAATTTCATTTATCAAATTAGTATTAATGTTTACTAAATTCGAATGATTATGTACCATAATAATTTTTTAAATAGTTTTAATTTAATTCAATTTTCAGGTTCTTCAGGTTCTAATAAATTAATAATTGGGTTTATTGGCGATATAGTTGCTTTAATAATGTTTTTATCATCAGAATTTAAATAAAGTTGTAAATTTTCATTATTTGCTTTTACAACTTCATTTCTAAATGATTCTACAGCAGCTCCAGTTTGATTTTCTTTTTGTGCAACTTCTATTACCAAAAGAGGCATCCAAGAAATTGCACAAGACCATTCATCAATTTCAATTCCAGTATTTGGATTTAATCCACGCACTTGAGTAAACCAAGCACATTTATGCTCTATACATTTTTTTTTAAGTAATGGGCAGTAGTTTTCAGATTTAAATTGCATAGTATGTTACTAATAAATTATTTTTAAGTTTAAATTAACCAAGTAATTATCGAATATCTTGTTCCCATTGTTACAGGCATAATTTCATGAGGAAACATAAAATTTGATGGGAATACAATAGCAGATCCAGGTTTGGATCTTATCATAATTTCTCTATCAAAAAAAGCAAACTCCCCACCATCATAATTGTCGTTTAATTGAATAGAACATGCTAATTCTCTTGGTTCTTTAGCATAAGAATCTGTGTGTTGAATATAATATTCACCAGTTTTATATCTAAGAATTTCATATCCAGTATCCATCTCCATATTACAAGTTGAAAAAATATCTTTAGATTTTGTGACAATATCATTTACGGCAACAAAAAGTATATTATCCAAATACTTTCTATTATCAAAATTTTTGTCTATTACATTTTCCATTGATATAGGTATCTTTGAGCAATTTCTTATGGATTTATCTATCAAACCATTTCCAAGCATAGTATCATTCCATTCATCAGATTTTTCATATTCTTTTAATATAATATTGCACTGATCTTCAGTCAAAATGTTATCATAAACCCTTATAAAATCTTCCAATTTAGATGTTGCTTTTATTGGAAATGATGGGTATTTAATACTACTAGGTTTTTCTGATAGATCTAAGTTATTATCAAATTCCAATTTATCATTACAAATTTCATCTAATATATTAGATTCTTCAAGGTTATTAATTTCCAAATTTTTATTTCGTTTTTTATCAAAGTAAGTATGCGAATAATCTCCACGACTCCTCACATAATGCAAAAATACTTGGTTATAATATTCTCCAGAATATTTTTTTCTCCAATGCGGTGCAATTATACCAAAATATATCATTGCATCTCCTGGAGACAAATTAATGGGTGTATCAATTCCTTCAGAATTTTTAATCCATATTGGCCATGGTTGATCTCCATCTAAGTGAATAGTTAATGAAATTTCACAAGCATCTCTATCAATATGAGCCAATAATTCACTATCATTTTTATATATTCTAGCATAAGAATATGTAGGTAAAACCGTATCCCCAATTATTGTAGACACTTCATTTGTTTTTTCACACAATAATTCTAAAAATGAAATATAGTTATATTCTGAACAAGAATTCAGAACTTTTTCATCACCACCTATATTATTTTTTTTGCAATATAATTCAAACTCTACAGATAAAGATTTAGATTTTTCTTGACTTATAAAATTTGGAATGACCAAATAATTGTTTTCTAATAATTTTTTATTCATATTTTTATAAAAGGTTCAAAGTAATTATACCACAATAAAACTAAATTGTAAATCTATTGTGGTGGGTTTGGCCAATCCAAATGATTATGATCTAAAACTAAAATTTTAGGGTCTGTGATATTTTCTGGAAGATTTCTTAATTGATTTCTATAAATTGTCCATAATTCTCTTTCGTTATTGGTCAAATTATTATCCAAAATTTGAGTCCAATCTGTTTTTTCTAGCAAATAATTCCTCTCATCTCTAAGTTCTTGCCAATAATCTCTTGCTTCTTCAATTTTACGAAGTCTTTCAGCATCTTCATCAAGCAATCTTTGTTTTTCATTATTATAATCTACAATTGCTTGCTCATAAATACCTAATTCATGTATTTCCAAATTTAATCTATTATCAGTATATTGTATCTGCCCAATATCATCGATCCATTGAACTGCATGAATATCATTTGGTATCCAAGACATGTCTTGTTTTATATCATGCATAAAAATTCCATCTATACCAATGGTTTTATCTGCTGGTAGAATTGTTAATTTCATAATTTTTTTATCTTTAATCTATTTATTAATTTTTTGAACAAATAATTATATCAACATATTGTACGGCAAAGTCTAAAGCAGTTCCAGAAAATGGGTGACTATGCCCAAGACCTCCTCCTGTT